TTTAGCATCTTCAGCTCTTTCAGGTTTAAGCGTAAAAAATTCAAATTCTACGGGGTACGCAAACACATTGTGGTATAATAACAATGATGATGTTGGTCAGTTTATGATGACGGGAACGTCGGGAGCTATTTCGGGAACTAATATAATTGCACGTCAAGCTAACTTTATTAATGCAGGCGGAACGGGTGGTATCAACTTACTTGCAACGGCAGGGCATATTACATTTCTTGCAGGTAGTGGGTCTACTTCTAAAATGGTTCTCTTTCAAACAGGCAACCTTGCCATAAACACAACAACCGATGCAGGCTTCCGTTTAGACGTCAATGGTACTGCGAGGGTGCAGGGGGCGCTGAATGTAACTACGTCAGTAACCGCAAACACAGCAAGTAGTGGAACGGGATACGAAGGGTATAAAATCCAAGATGGTGCAAACGCACGTTTTGTTGCAGAAAGATTAGTCACCAACTTTTTGGGAATAGGTCACAATTCAACTGCGGGAAGATGGGATGATGTTATTTTAGGAGCAGCACAAAGATTGTATTTTTACACGGGTGCATCCGAAAGAGCAAGGTTTGCAGCAACGACAGGTAACTTCCTCATCAACACCACCACAGACGCAGGCTTTAAACTTGACGTTAACGGGACTGCGAGGATTGTTAGCAATACAAGGATAGGCGCAACAGTTTATAGCGACACTTCTTCAGGTTTAGTTATTGGTGGAACGGCAGCAGCTGCAGCACGTTCTACTTTAGCTTCTACCGCCCTATATCAAGACTTTCAATTTGTGAAAACAGATATTGCAAGTGGTAATATAAATTCTTGGGGATTTGGTCAAAGACAAGACACCTATTTTGGAAATGCTTTAGGCTCTTTTCAAATTGTTGGTGCTTATGTGGATAACAATGGTAATGGTAGTATGGTTGGCGGAGGTTTCCGTGTTCCGCTAATTTGCAATCCAAACGGCGATATAATTATTTCAGGAGCAGATAACTCAATAAATGGAAAAGTATTAATAGGGACAAAAACTGCAGGCGCTTCAAAACTTAGAGTAGTAGGCTTACCAACATCAAGCGCAGGACTTTCATCAGGCGACGTATGGAATGACGGGGGAACATTAAAAATAGTTTAATAATAAAAATATGAAAACACAACCAACACAAGGAGTAGCAATTGAACCAATTGTATACCCACTAAACGCAGGAACGGCAACGCAAATGTCCGTTTTAGTTCTTAACTTTACAACTGAGGCAACCACTTGCACAACGTACTGGCAGCTGCTAACTGAAGACGGACTACAACTTTCGCAAGGTAACTACACTTTGACTGAGGAAGAGTTCGCAGCTTGGGGTACTGACAACAACTACGTTAACGAGTGCGTTGCTGCCGCTATTGGCGTAACTTTAATTTAAGAAACATGATTAATTTAAGCGAAGAAAACGTAAAGGAATTAGAAGCATTTATTCAAGAAATGCCCGTAAAATACGGACTACCATTATTGCAGTATTTGCAGAAATTAGCCGAAGAACAAAAAGACCATGGCGTACAAGAATAACGGAACGTTTAACGTACTTTACAAAACACGTAACAAGATTGCTAAGACCTTGCGCCGTATCATTGCCGAAGAAAACCTAATTGATACCGAGGCCCTTTACGACTCAATACGTATAAACGCTAAAATACCCGCGTTGGGTGAATTAGAAATTGAGATTGTAGCAATGTACTATTTCGGGTTCTTGAACAACGGAACTAAAAATATGTTGGCTTTCGACCTTTGCGCTAAGCTTACAGCACGTCTAAACGCCGAAGGTACAACCGCCGAAATATACCAGCAGTATACAGAATGGATGGCTAAGCGCTACCCAATCTTACAAGTAGCTAGAATTTTAGGCGAAAAGAAAAGCCTTATTTACACCTTTGCACCTATTGGCGGTGAATTTAGCGACGCATTAAAATTTAGGGGTTTCTAAGTAGCCCATTTCTTTACGCATACTTAGCATATTAAAGACGAAGATTAAGGGCAGTTCACCGACTGCCTTTATTTTTGTTATGTCACCTTCGCAAAGGTCAAACAATAAAGATTCCCACCCCCATTTTTTAGACTTCTTGGCTTGTTCCTGGGCTTTAAGCGCGCCCTTATAATCTTCTAAGCTGTCAAATTCCTTAACGTCTAAGGGTTCGTCGTCGTCTTCGTCGTCTTGGTTAAATAGGTTTTCGTATTTTTTTAGAAAGTCGTCGCGCCACTTTAAGAACTCGGGAATAAGCCCGTAAACTTGGGTTATATTCAGGTCGTCGAACTTGTCGAACACGTCGAACGGGTTAAACACATAGGGTTCAAATTCAATATTACCCCAGTTATCGGTATTGATGCGCCTATAAAACACGGACACAATGTGCGAAATATGCTTTAAGTAGTCGTTTGACAAGAAAAAGTTAAGGTCTATAAACTCGTCAAGTGTAAGCTTCTTAAACGGCTTTAAAATGTACGTGTCGCCGTCTATTATTACTTCGCTTGCATGGGCTTTTTTAGGCTCACTAAGCACCCATTTAGCCGACTTAAATAGTTCGCCTATTTCTTCTAGCGAAAGTTCTTCTAGGTCTTCGCTAGGTACGTCTAAAAGTATTGCAAGCGTTTCTAGTTGCGTATTAAAAAAACCTTCGGAGTCTTTGAGTTCCCTAAGTTCTTTAAATTGGTACAACTTGACCTCATGCCACCCCTTCGGTACTATCATTTAAGCTTTGGACTTGTTTGTTAATTGTTTCGGCAATAGCTACTAGGTAAGGCACGGCAACTTCGGCGGGCATTTCACGAATAATCTTAGCCTTTAGTTTGATATGCGCGTCGGTGTAGTGTTCTGTTTTGCTTAGGTCCGTTCTTTTAAAGATTACCGCCAACGCTTCGGAAATAAACCCTTTGTGTTTGTTAGCTAAAATCTTTTCAATGTGCTTAGTGTCTTTGGCCGTTAGCTTAAAGTCTTCGTCGTAAGCTTGGTAAGTGTACCCGTCGGCTTCAAAACGCTTTAATAAGATACCTTCGGGCGCTTTAGCCGTGTTAAAAAGACGGATTGCTTCTTTAAAATCTTCAAACTCCATGTCTTCGACTTCTTGAACACCCATATATTTAAAAACCTCTAGGTGTTTTTCAATGTGGTCTAGTTTCGGGTTAGCGTGAATTTCCGTAATGTCTTCGAATTGCTGGATAGTCAACTCGTTTAACTCGTTCGAAATGTCTTTATTACAAATTGTTACCATAGTTTTTTTGAACAAATATAAGGGTTTTTTAATATGGTTATGGTAAACGACTTACCCATTTACAAAATAACTATCGACCCCGAATACTCGGACGGCGAAGATTTAGGCATCGAACAAATTGCCTTTACCTCAAACCCAGCTATAAAAGTTCGCGGCCTAGCTTTCGAAAATGTTGCAAAGCGTTTCTTTAGCGATAGTTTAAAATACCGCGTTACTGCGCCTGCCATGATCCCTATGGAAATTTACAGACGCGACGACGACGGCGAATATTATGTACAATTCGACGAACAAACCATCGAACAGATTTACGTTAAGTTTATGAAGGACCTTTCTAACAGAAACGTCTTTAACTTAGAACATGACCAAAGTAAAGAAGTTCCCGCTTACATTCTTGAAGCGTGGATAGTCGAAAACCCTACCCAAGATAAAGCACTTACAACCTATGGCATCGAAGTTCCTAAAGGAACGCTTATGCTTACGGCACAAATTACCGACGTAGACTATTACAACCAACTAGTTAAAGACGAACAAGTAGGTTTTTCAATCGAAGGCTTTTTGGGCATGAAATTAAGTAAACACTTAAAACAAAATAACATGAATTTCCCAGATGGTGAACACCTTTTAGAAGGTAAGATTTACGTGGTCAAAGACGGCCAAGTAGTCGAAATTAAAGAAGTAGAAAAAGAAGAAGTCGAAATGAGCGAAGAAGTCGTAGAAGAAGTTACCGAAGAAGTAGCTTTAGAAGAAACTAGCGTAACCGAAGAAGAAGTAGTAGAAGAAGAAGTAGCAACGGAAATGGCAGTAGACCCAACAGCAGACGCAGAAGCTATCTTAGCTATTGTTACCCCTTTCATCGAAGAACGCGAACGCGCTTTAATCGGAATGATTGCAGACCTTAAAAACCAAATCGAAGAACTCGGCGTAATCAAAGAAGACGAAGAAATTGAAATGGCTAAGGACACAAAAATGTCAGCATTTGACAAGTTCAAAGCGTTTCGCGCATCAAACAAGTAAACAAGTAAAAACAAAATAAAAACCAAACAAAAAATGAGAAATCTTAAATTTGACTTGGACGTAGAAACAAACGCGCTTCTTTGTCCTAACCCAGACGAGTTCTACTCAAAAGCTTATTTAACAGAAGACATCGCGGACAATTACCGCACGCTTCCTGGCATTAAGTCAGCTACTAAATTGGCTAACGTTACTTTCGGCAACCTTTTGGCTGCATCGACTTGTAACTTTACCGCACCAACTGACAACCTCGACGCAGTAGACATCGACGTATGTGCGCTTTCTGCAATGTCACAAATTTGTCAGTTCGACCTCGAGCAATCTTTCTTGGCTTTGCAAATGTCCCAAGGTTCAAACGGCGACTTTAGCGTTCCTTCTTTCATGGCTTACTACTGGAATGAAATGGCAGGACGTATCGGTAACGACCTCGAACTTATCCGTTGGCAAGGTGACACCACAAGCGTCGACGCGAACCTTTCCCGTTTCGATGGTTTCTGCGAGATCATCAAAGATGCCGGAGCCGCCGTTGTAAACGCGAATAGCGTGGCATATCACGGAAGCGTTGAAACGTCGATCACGAATTCAAATGTGGTCGCGATCTTCGATTCAATCTACAAAGCCATCCCGGCCGAGGTGATCGACAAAGACGACGTTGTGATTTTCTGCGGCATGGACGTTTTCAGAACGCTCACGGTGAAGATCAAAAACGACGATCTTTTCCATTATCAAACGCAAGAGCGTCCGAACGGCGAATTTTTCCTCCCCGGCACCGACATCCGCGTAATCGGAACGCCCGGCCTTAACGGCAAGAATGGCATTTACGCCATGAGGTTGAGCAATATGTGGCTCGGTACCGACTTGCTCGACGAGGATCAAAACCGTTGGGAGTTGTTCTTCGCTCGCGAAGCCGACCAAGTCCGTTTCGTTGTCGAGTTCAAGATGGGTGTGCAAGTTGCGTTCCCTTCCGAGATTGTGAAATTCGAGGTATGATAA